ACCCAGCAAAAGCGAATCGTTTTCTCGTTAGAATTGTAGGATCTAATGAAAAAAGTGAATATCAATATCGTATTGGTGAAGGAACTCAATATCTTTGTCACACAGCACAATTGCCTGGTAAAACTTTTGCAACACTTGAACAAAAAACATATGGACCTATTCAAAAATTCCCATACTTGACAACATATAATGATTTGGATTTGACTTTTTATGTATCTGCAAAACAAAGAAACATATATGATGACTTCACTGAATGGATGAACGTTATTAATCCAATTGATACCAATGATTTTGCTTATAGAGTGAATTATCAATCAGATATCATCGTAACACAATATGATGATAATACGAATGTAATCAAAGAAATAAAATTTGTTGAAGCATATCCAATATCAATGAATCAGTTGGATTTGGATTGGAGTTCTGAAACATTTCAAAATTTAACTGTTAGTTTTGCATATACCCGTTGGGAAAAAATTATATAAATTTATTATTAAGGAGTTATTATGGCTTTACCAAAAATTGATGTGCCGACTTATGAGGTTGAGTTACCACTTTCAAAGAAAAAAATTAAATATCGTCCATTCTTAGTCAAAGAACAGAGAAATCTTTTGATGGCCATGGAAGGTGATGATTCTGCAACAGTACATTCTGCAATACGTGATATTCTTTATAATTGTACTTTGACTGAAAATATTGATATTGATAAATTGCCCATCATTGATGTGGAATATTACTTTATTCATCTTAGAGCAAAGTCTGTAGGTGAGGTTGTAGAGTCGAAATATCGTTGCAATAATCTAGTGACTGACGATAAAGGTACACATGAATGCCGAAATATTATGGAAAGTTCTTTGAACCTTTTAGAGGTTAAAGTTGAAAAGAAAGATGATGTTTCTGATGAAATTAAATTGAATGAAAATTTATCAATCAAATTGAAATATCCGGAGTTTGGTATAATTAAAGATTCTATGCAATACAGTAATGAAGATGAACTGACATTTGTTATGTTGGCTCAAAGCATTGAATACATTTATGACGGCGACCAATTCTATTATTCACATGAAACACCACTTAACGAATTGATTGAATTTGTTGAAACTATGCCACCTGAATCATTTGCCAAAGTAGAAGAATTCTTTAACAATCTACCAAAGTTAAAAGAAAAAATTGAAATGACTTGTAAAAAATGTAGTTACCACCATGTAATTGAGGTGGAGGGACTTGAAAGTTTTTTCGTATAACCTTTCGCCATGATAACTTGAGAAATCATTATAAAACAAATTTCTCATTAATGCAACATCACAAGTATAGTTTGACAGAATTAGATAATATGATGCCATGGGAAAGGGAAATATATGTTGCAATGTTGATACAGTATATTGAGGAAGAAAATCAAAAGATAAAAGAAAGGATGAAAAGGTAAAAATGGCGAGAGGAAGTACATCAAATCCTACACAAAATGCTCAACCAGCAGCTGCTCCTCAAACTCAATCTAATAATCCTAAAGATAATAACGATAAACCTAAAGAAACACCTGAACCACAAGAAGAAACTAAACAAAATGCCAAAAAGATGGGATGGAAAGACATTGGTGGTCGCCTCTTAAAATTAGCTTCATCCGACTTTGGTTATAAAGGACCTGAAGGTGGCCACTTTAATTTGTTAGGACTTTTTTCACGAAAAGAATCAAATGAAAGTGAAGAAACAGCCAAAAAAACAAAACTTACACCTAAAGAACTTTTAGGTATGATTTATAAAGCAATGGTTAAGCTTGATACATATAGAAAATTACAATATCAAGAGACTAAAAATCATTTGCAAGAACAAAATCAAGATAAAAATAGAAAACATAAACAAATAATCAAAGCTTTAATGGGATTGGTTCCTAAAAAATCAGAAGAAGAACCAAAAGAAAAAGCAAACACTGCAAATATTCCAGCCTCTACATCAGGAACACCTGGAACACCACCAGTCAAACCACCAATCTTGCCTATACCTGGTGGTAGATTACCTGGCCAGTCACATCAAGAAACGAATACAGCACCTGTTGCATCACCAAAAAATGCAAATGCATCACAACAAACTACAGCACAAATTGAAAAAACTCAGACGGCAGAACCAGTATCTTATACTGCGGCTACAGTAACAAGTGGATTTGGTTCTAGATTAGATCCATATAATTCAAATAGAACTGAAAATCATCAAGGTGTAGACCTTCGTGCTCCAGTTGGAACAAAAGTATATTCAAAAGGACCTGGTACAGTTAGTGAAGTTAATGAAAGTCCCGAAAATGGAAAATTTATAAAAATTCAATATGATGATGGTCGTAATGGAGAATACTTACATTTGAGTGATACGTCTGTTGTTAAAAAAGGAGATAAGGTTGGTGCTGGTACTCTTATTGCAAAAACAGGAAACACAGGTCATTCCAAATATCCACACCTTCATTTTGGAGTACGTGACAGTCAAGGCAAATCAATACAGCCTAGTAAAGAAGAAATGGAATATACTTTAAATCCACCAGAAGTTGTGAATAAACGCAAGGAAGAACAAAAATCTCCTCCAAAAAAAGAAGCAGTTGATAATAATAGTGTCAATCCCAAAAATGCATCACCTGTATCACCTACAACTGCATCTGTAGATAATTCTGCATCAAAAGTTCCTGAACTTATGCCTGATGGAAAGGTTCAATTACAAGATAATGACTTTGGTTATTCTGGATTTTTAGCAAAAGCATTTTCTAAAGTAGATCCAAATAAGTTGCAAAGGGATTATAAAGGTAATTGGTATTATGAAGATGGTACTTTGGTAACTGACCAAAAGAAAAAAAACTCTGCCGAAAGAAGATGGATATTCAATACATATGGTCTTTTAGCTGGAACAAAAATTGATGCGAAAGAATTAAAAACAATTGGATTGACCGGAGAAGCAATAAAAAATACTGACGGACTTTGGTATATTATAAATGATAATAAAGAAACAATTGTTAAAGATAAAGAAACAATAAACAAATTGGAAAAAATTGGTAAGTCAAAGTTTGTTGCATCATTAGAAAATAACATTGGTGACACAGTTGATACATTGTCTTTTGAAAATAAAAATTATAAACAAGATTTGATTGCATCTTCAAGTGAAACAACAAATAATCAAAATGTAATTATTATGAAGAAAAATAATATCAATATGAATAATGAAAAAGTTGACGATAATAATCCATATACTCAGAAATTAGGATAACAAATGGCTAAAGAGTTAAATTATCAACAAGCAGGTAGAATAAGAGAACAATCTATTGGTTCTTTATTTGCTGACCAATTAATTGCTGGTAAAGGATACAAAGAAGGATTTAAGAATGTATTGAGTTTAAAATCAAAAGCAGTTTCAAAAGGTTTTAAAGAAAAATTTGATCCATTGAATATTGCAAAAGTTTTAACTGGTGGTTCTCGCCTTGGTCCTGCTTTGGTTGGTAAGATGCTTGGTCGTTCTAAGAAAGATATTGAATATTTTGCAGGCAGAGCTATGCCAATATTTGACAAGATATCACAAATATCACAAATGCAAGATAATGGAGATGAAGAATCTCCTAAAAGAACTAAAAATGATAAAAGTGACAATATCAAAGGTATAAAAACGGTATTGAATAAAATACTAACGTTTCTTAATAAAAGTTATGACAGAGAAGTTACTTTGCAAGAAAAAGAAAATAATTTTAAAGAATCCAATAAACTGGCAGATGATAGACGCCACAATGAAATGTTAAAAGTGTTGGCAGGAATTTCTGGTGGGAGTGGTGGTGAGGGAGAAAAACCTAAGAAAAAATTAGATATATTTAAATCGTTAAGAGATAAAATTAAATTAGCTGCAGGCAAAGCACTAGCTAAAACTGGTGTTAATGCAGCGGCTATTGCAACTACTAGAGCAACTACAACAGCCGCAACTGAAACTGTTTCTATAACAGCTGCAGAAATAGCAGCCAAAGAAGCAACCGCTGTTGTAGCTGCCAAAAAAATACTTGGTAGTGTTGCTAAATTTACTGCAACAAAAGTTATTCCTGGTGTGACACTTGCTTATGGTATGTGGGAGGCCGCCAAATCTGCTATGGATGGTGATTTATATGGTGCCTTTTTACACGCTGCTTCTGCTGGCATAGGCACAGTTCCTTATTTCACACTTCATCCACTTGCAGTTGCTGGTGGTATGGCAGCTTCCGGTGCTATTGACATATATGCAGCTACAAGAGAAGTTTACAAAGAAGTTTGGGGTAATTATCCAGAAAAAGATAAAGGCAATAAAGATTTTGGTAGTAAATTGAAAGTTGTAACTGATGCAGTACAAAATATAGTTGGGCCATCTAAGAAATGGGAAAACGGCAAACCACCGACAGAAGAAGTTATGCCACAACACATTCAGGATCGTATGACAACTATAAAGTCATTAAATGACGAAATTTCTCAGGCCCGTAACAAACGTATGTCCGCCAACAAATATGGAAGTTATGATAATATTCGATCCCTTGAAGAAAAAAGAGATACACACCAAATAGAATTGGATAAAGAATTAAAAAAATTTCGAGAAGAAAATAATGATACCAACAAAACACAAGATGTAAGTAAACAATCTGCTACTCCAGTTAGTAATGATAATAATAAATTTCCAGCTGAGTGGGGTGTACCTGATAATTATCAATTACCAACAGGTTGGTCAAAAGATGAAATCCAAAAAGAAATAGTTAACAGAGGTTATGTATATAATAAAAAAGATAATGATTGGATAAATCCAAAAGAATATGAATATAATCCTAAAGACCCACAAAGCAAAAGATTTATGGGTAAATGGAAATTAAATTCTGATGGAACATACACTAGGACATATAACCATAATGGATTGAATGTTGAAACTTTGAGTAAAGATTTAGAAGTAATAAAATCTATTAATTTAGGTGCATTGGATAAAAAATCTTTAACTTCTCCTATAAGTAATGATTCGCAAGATATTCAAACAGCAATGGCAAAATCAGAACCTGTGGATAATACCAATAAAATATATGATACACTTGACCAGAAACAGATGGCAAATCTAGATTTAAATATTAATAAAAATACACCTACAAATCAAAGTTCTACACAAAAAGATAATGTTCTAATGGCTAAAAATGATGAAAGTGTTCCAGAAAAACCTTTATCACAAATATCATCCAGAAATTTGGCTTTGACAAAAACAATATCCAATCTAACAGTTACGGTTTAACCAATAAAAAACCCCGCCGAAGCGGGGTCTAAACAAAGTTCTGAGAAAGGAGCTTTTGTTTAATCTTGTGCCAACTTGGCAAAATATGCCATGTCATCATCATCGGCCATTGCCATATCAGGTTCAGCTGCAGGTTTCTTAGGTGCAGACTTCATCTGTTCGACAGTAGTCTTAGTGATAGGTTTATCACCATTCAACCCTAGGACCTTTTCCAAACGGTCTTTCAGAGCATCATAGGTCTTGAATTCTTTATCAGCAACCAATTCTGATAAAGCGTGTTCTGATTTCCAAACCTTTTCAAGTTCTTCATCGTCATCCAACAATGCTGATGGAGATTCAAATTCAGACTTGTCATAGTTTTGGTAACCCTCAACTTTACGAATCTTCAACTTGAAGTTAGCACCTTTCCACAAATCAAATGGATTTATTGCTTGTTCATCTTCAAACTGAGGATTCATTGCTTCGGTAATCTTATCAAAGATTTTCTTACCGAATTTGAACAACATTACTTTACCTTCATTCTCAGGATGTTTTGGATCGCTGACAATGTATACGTTAGCAACATAATTCAATTTACGCTTTTGTTTGCGTACAATTTCTTTGTTAGCTTCAATGCCTGAATTCCACAAAGTAGAATTGTGTTCACACACAGGACATTGCTGATTCTTAGTAGTCAAGCAGTTGTCAATAAGCCAACCAGAAGGACCCTGAAAACCATGACCAAAGATTTTAACCCAAGGCAAACCATCTTCACCATCGGCTGGTGATGCTGGTAAGAATCGGATTGTTGCCATACCATTCCCTGCTTTGTCAACTTCGGGACGCCAGAATTTCTCTTTGTCAGAGGCCCCTTCTGATGAAGCGTTAAGAGCTTCTACGGCTGTTTTGAGTTTGTCCAGATTGCCTGAACTCTTTTTCATTTTTGAAAAATCTACCATTGTATTACCTTTCTAGTATTAACGGAGTATAAAATTTTATTAAACGGATTATCCACATTATTCATAATGTTCTTGTATTCTAACACAGGCCTAAACCTGTGTCAAGAATTTTTTTAGTATATTTTATTATTTGCTGTATGATTTAATTTTGCTTTTTAAGCCTTGTATATGTATTTTGTTGGCTTTACCAGACTTAGTAACAGGTGCCTTGCTGCGGCTTGCCAATTTATCAGATCCATATGTATGATTAGCTCTAGGATAATGCATTTTACCTGCGCCAGATTCTAAATCTTTAGCAAATTTTTCACCATGGTATTTCTTTGCACGAGCCACAACTTTATCAGAGTCAGCTTTACCTTCACCCTCAGGATCAGTAGCAGACCTCATTGCACTAACATAAGCTGCTTTAGGAAGAGCTTCAAGAACTTGTTGAATTTCTTCAGCAAGACCAATAAGAGTAGCAATATCATCTTCATCATAGTCATATGATTCTGAAATTAACTGGTCCCAGTCTTCCTTAACTAATCCAGCACACTCTGTAATATTTGTTCCTTTACCAGCCATCTTGTTCTTTACCAAATGTTGTTTTATGGATTGTTTTTCTTCATCAGAATGATGTGTCTGGAAAATAAGTCCACGATTTACATGATTATGAACTTCAAATTTGCTAGGTTTTGAATTGTCCTTATGTTGAACAGTTCCTTTGTGTACCAATGTATCCATTCCAACATGCTCTCCTTTATGAAAACCTTCTTTTGGTGAAATGACTTTGCTTTTTACCGAAAAACTACCATGTTTAGATGGCGTTAATTCTTCGGAATATGATTCATCAATCTGTTCAACTTCTTCATTTTTTTTAAGAAGTCCGGCACGTTCCATGTAGATTTTGTGTTGAACTGATTTGTATTCCATGAGTGTCTCCTAAGTTATATTATATTTATCCAATTTCAAAGCCAAACTTTCAACATTGCCAGAGTGGCCGGCACATTATTATGCCATATTGCAAGACCACCTGCTCTACGCCAATCATCAATAACACTTACAGTATCATCAATAATTAGTGCATCATGTTCAGCAAACTTATATTTCAATTGTTTGCCTGGAACAAAATTTTGTTTGAATGTAACTCCATGTTTCTGGAGCCATTCTTCTTTCTGTACTTTAATTTCATCATGTCGTTTTGGTGATGCAGTAGATGAAAGAATCTCGGTTGGAACACCATATTCTTCATACATTTGTTCCAATGAACGAATGAGTGCAATGGCTCCTGGCATCATGTCCAGTGTTGCGAAACTTCTTGCCTCAATAAATGTATCAAAATTCTTATGGAACTTTTTTGACTTGTCATCACGTTCTGGTAATGTACCAAACATTTCTTCATATCTCTTATGGAAGTCACAGATTACGCCATCCATGTCCAAATAAATTTTTGAGATTTTCACTGACATAATTCTTTAATACTTTCTTTAAGAATGGTTTTAAACTTCTCTTTGTCATACTGAATGAAAGGTTTATACCTCATACATTTTCTTTGGTATGTTGGCCATATAATATCATCGGATATCTTTTTGTTCCACATAGGAAAGAAATTCATAATGTCATCAAGTATCACCAGTGTTTCAATACAAATCTTGTGCTGCTTTGCACCTAGTAACAATGCCGGATAACCACCAGATGGTACCACAATCAGTTCATCTGGATTATCTGCCTGTTCTAAGATACGTATTATATCTTGTTCAAACTCATATGTCAAGCGCTGGTTTCTTTTTTGCCATATCTTGTAGTTTTCTTCACCTTCGGCATTGGCAATATCACCAACCCAATTTACATCCTTAACCAAGAAATTGGAGATATAAAAGTCCCTTAGGTCTTGGAGATTGTATTTTCTGGACAGGCGATAGAATGTATACTTGTCCTTTCGGTTGGCAAAAGTATCCTTTGAGACATTGGTTTTACCGCCATACTTAAAATAATCATAACTATCAGAGGTAAAATGTAATTT